CTTTAGCGATAAAGAAGTTAGACTTCGTTATTTTATTGGAATTTATAAAAAAAATAAAAATGGAAAAACTATTGATCTTCAAAGTATTGATCCAGATGTTATAAATGTTGAAGGTGTTACACCAGATGAAGATTTCCATACTTTTGATGATGTTGTTGGTATGGTTGAGCAAGAAAAATATGTTATAGAAGATATAACACCAGAATTTGTAGCACCAGTAGTAGCATTAGTTCAAAATAACAAAATATATAATCCAATTAGAAGTGAAATACTTAAAGCTTATGAAACTATTTATACAAAAAATAGAAAAGAAGAGATTGCAACTACTGAACAATTTAAAAAGTTAAAATTACAAGCAGCACTTCGAGGAATGATTTCAGATGTAAACGATCATTTTGATAAAGATGATTGGCATGAAACTTTAACAGCAAAACAAATTAAGGCCTTTATAAAAACAGATAAAAGATTTCAGAGTATTTTAAGTAAAGCTGCTTATGGACCAGCTAAAGATGAAAAAAGAATAAAATTACAAGATCAAGTTAGAAAATTAAATATTGAATTAAATGCTGAAGAAGAAAAGATTGTTCAAGAAGCAGCTGAACAATTACAAGATCAGTTTCCAGAACAACCTAATATAACACCGGAAGAGGCTGGTTTTAAAAAATGATTATTAAAGACTATTCACCTCAACAATTAAAAGCTTTTTTAAGACCTAAAGATGTTGAGGCAGAATTTGGTCTTGATAAAGATATGTTAGAAAATATGAGGTCTTGCAGTAAAGACGATGGAAAGCTTAGAGGTCCAATGTTTTTAAAAGATGGTTTAGTTATACTTTATCAACGTCAATCAGTAATAAATTGGTTAAAAAAGACAATGTTCCAAGAAGCGGAAACAGAGGAAACAGCGGAAGTTACCAAAAGAAAAAAATCTAAAGTAAGTAAGTAAAGAAACCAAACAAACCAAGCTCACATATAATAAAAGTTTTTGGTGGAGTATCACAGCTCCATGATTTTAAAACAAGACAATAAAAAAAAACTTTCAGATCCTTTAGAAGAAAAAATACTTTCTCCAGTATTTAAAACTTTAAACTACAATCACCACTCACCTACTTCAGCAGAAATGCTAGACGGTCCTTTCATTTATCAAAAATTAAAACTCACTCAAGAACAAAGAAGATTATTAGAAGGTAATGCAAATATGGCAGCTGGTGTAGCTGTTAATGATGCTTTGCAATTTCATTATGCAGATGACATCTGGAAGATGAACCCACTTACAAAAAAATTACATCCACAAAAAAATGAAAAATTATCACAAGAAGCAGCTATTCAAAAAGCTGTAGAAAAATTTAAAGAGTATAATCCAGTCAATGATAAGGATAGAGATAAGTTTGAACTATACCAAGAAACTATTCCTCAAACTATCAGACAAGGATTTAAAGCGTGTGAACAAGTAGGTATTGCAAAAGCAAAAGATGTTATAGCTGAAGCAAGTATCAATCACGATGACGACAGACTTCAACTTCCTCAAGTAGGAAGAACCGACCTTATATTTAAGGATTTTAATTTGGCCGAGCAATCTGCTAAAGCATCCGCATCTTATGCGGCTCTGTTCCTTTCGGTCCTTGAGTTTAAGACGGTTTGGCATAAGCCATTGAAGATTAAGAAGGATGGTAGTCGTGGCTTCTCATCACCTAAACTACCATCCACTCCTACGTTGAACCATTTGAGACAGTTAAGTTTTTATACGGTTTCTTTATCTCCATTGTTTTCTTGTTGTCCGTATTTGATTTATCTGTCCTCAGATGGTTTTCAAATTTATTCAAAAGATAACTGTGCGGATTTAGAAGATAAAAATATTATAAATTATTACGAACAATTTACTAAGAAATGTATCAGAAGAGAAAGATTATTAACTAGATATGCTCATTTAAACGACAAAGACGAAATTATAGAAAATTTAATTGCTGATACTGAACCTCAGTTTGAACATCCGTTTTATTGGAACATTGGCTACGAGTATGTAAAAGAAGCAAAAGAATTATGGAGCAACATCAAATGTTAGTTACTCCTTCTCTCATCACTTACACAATCATAATCACAGGAGGTTATTATTTATGTCAAATGATAAGCTAGTCCAAGCTGTAAATGACTTTAAAAAAAGTCTTAATGGACAAACCATTTCAATACATGGAAAATCTTATGCAACAGTAGCTTTAAGAGTTGCTATTGCTAGAAGAGTTTTAGGAACATCTTTAGATATTGTAACTAAAATTGTTAGTATTGATAAAGAAACTGTTGTTATGCAAGCTGACGTTTATATTGACGGTAAGCATGTATCAACAGGTCATGCTGAAGAGAATAGAAAAGCCAGTAGAATTAACACTACTAGCGCTTTAGAAAATGCAGAGACGAGCTGTGTAGGTCGTGCATTAGCATTCTGTTCATTTATTTCGGATGGAATTGCATCAGCAGAAGAAGTATCAGCAGCTATTGTCCAACAGGACCAGCAGCTAACAACAGCATTAACCGAGCTTGATAAAGTCTCTCATCTTGGTTCTTACAAATCTTGGTTAACAGATAATCAGAAACTAATGCAGACGGTACGGACTAATAATCCTGTCGCCTACTCTCAGTTTTTGGAAAAGTTTAACCAGATTAAAAATAAACTTGAGACTAATGGAGTAATAAATAAATGAGTGAAGATCAAAAAAAAGAACGTAAATCGTTAGGTGTAGTTTTTCCAAATAATAATAAGGAGAATCCATCATCGTATGATTTAAAAGGTACTATAACAACACCAGACGGTAAGAAGTATAGAATTGGAGCTTACAAAGCTCAAGCTTCTGGAACTGGTAAGTTGCCTAAAGATGCTACCTACTATTGGATGCACCGTGTCGAAGCTCTTGAAGTAAATGAAGCTGGAGAAAGTTTTGATCCAGCTAGTTTGGAGAGTTAATCATGGACACGGATAAGTTTAAATCTATTGCGTTGAACATGGACACCTACAATAAGCTTAGAGAGTTGTCTGATAAGCAGTTTGAAATGCCACAATCAATGGCAAAGACGGCTTCTTATTATATTCAACAGGCTCATAAAGACTTTTCAGAAAAAAATGGAAACAAAAAGTCAAAGGCTTAAAGAAATCCGTAAACTCAAAGAGTTAGAGTATGGATCATTCAGTCGAAATATGAATGATATTGGAACTGTGTGGTCCACTCTACTTGGATTGCCAGATCCAATTCCCGGATGGATGGTTGCAAATATGTATGTTGCAGCAAAACTAATAAGAGCAAAGAAAAGATTTAAAAAAGATAATTACGATGATGCTGAAAATTATTTGTATCAAGCACGATTAATGCAAGAGGTTGATACAGCAGAAGAAGAACATTTAAGAAAAATATTTAATACAGATGGAATAGTAAAGGATCAAGTTGACAAATAATATAATTAAATTTCCAGGAACTAATAATCCTAAAGTAGATGAACAACAGAAAGAATTTGCAAAATTATTATTAAGCATTCAAACAAAAATGAATGATAAAAACTGGCCGAACCAGGTTATATCTTACAAGGAACTATTGCTATTATCAAATCATGGTGAAGCAATAGAGCATCCTCCTAAAACAGCATCAAAATTAATTGCTGTTCTTGCAACTTCATTATTTAGAAATTCTTTTATGGAGGATCTGCTGTGAGCAGAAAACATTACGATACTAACTATTTAACTTATGTAAGCTATCAAGCATTTAGCTCTGATATGCCTGTCCATCAAATTAATGATAGCAAATGGTGGATTAAGTTCGAAAACAAACTTCCAGCATTCTTTATTAATGCTGAGAAGGTATTCCGGCAAATGCCTCCGGAGTGCTTTTATATAACCGCTGAAAGATCAACCACTATGAATATGAGTAATTGGCAGAAGCAGTGTGAAGATTATTTTGGCTTAACACTAGAGGAAATAAAATGTCTGACGGAAAAAGAGGATCAAAAAAAACAGCAGAAGATTTAGCTTTTAATGCTGTTGTTGGTAGAAATATTAAATACCTAAGAAAAGCAAGAAAATTAAATCAAACTAAAGTTGCTAATCATTGCAAAGTACAATTCCAACAGCTCCAAAAATATGAAAAAGGAATTAATGGCTGTACTGCTTTTAGACTACATCAATTAGCTAAGTTTTTTAATGTTAGTATGGAAGTGTTAGCAGATCCTAAAATGATTACTCAGCATAGAGGATTTACAGGACAGGATGATTGGCTGGATAAAGAATTAACACCTCAAGATGCCGGTTATCTTAAACCACAATCCGATATTGGCGATTATGAAGAGGAAAAAGTTAGAAAAATAATCAAATATTTGGATAAACAAATTGGTGATAATGGAGAATCTAAATGTCCATAATCAAAGCTAGTAAGGTTGAGGTGGAAATCCAAGAGCAAACAGTTCCGGATGCTGGAGCTAAATATATGGTTGTGTTAAGTTATGAACCATACACAGCTCAAAGCAAAGAAATAATTAGTGTTGTTTTAACCAATACAAAACCGATTATTAAACAAACAGTAGATTTAGGTAATAGAATAGAAGTATTAGAGCAAACACCTAAAGCAACAAAACTTACTCCACCTAATCTATGAGTAAAATAATTAAAACAACTCAAGGTGAAACTTCTTTTAGACTTAAAGAAGAATTTGAAAATGAAGATAAAGCTATTCAAGGTAAAGAACCATTGGATAGCGAAGTCTTGATTGATGATCTTAAAATTGAAAATATTAAATA